GACCTACAGGTAGCTTTGTACCAGGAGTTGTTCGAATTTGGAACGGCACCACTTGGGCTCCAGCTAGATTAACTTAGAAAGGCAATAAATGCGTGGTGGTAGAGAAGGAACCGACATCAATAGTCGTTTTAACATGGACTATGAATCTAAGTCAATCTATGAAGGTATTGCTGAAGATATTGGCGGAACTGTTGGTGTAGACATTGACTGGTTTAGGTGGCAAGAATATTACTTAAATGAAAACTTTACGGACATAGTAGACGACATCTATGATGTATCTAGCTCTGAACCTGATAAGGGAAGACGTTGGATGCTTCCATTTAAGATGCCTGTTTTAATGGCTCAACTACTTCGTTCTACTAACATAATGAACCAGCGTGGTTTTTATGTTACAGATACTCTAAGGCTAGTTCTTAGCGCTGGAGATGCTCAAAGACTATTACCTAGTCTTGTTGGGGATAACCCTAGCCAACATGTAAAAGATAGAATTTTATACAGAGGCCAAATTTTTAGTCCTACTCGCGTATTACCTAGAGGACATTTCGGCTACAGATGGGCCGTAGTTACGGTAGACTGTAATGAAGTAAATCCTGAAGAACTTGTAAACGACCCTCAATTCCAGCAATATGCCCTACCTCCAGGGGTAAACATCAGACAAGATGGTTACAATGACGGGGACTACAGCTCAGATAGTTATGGAAGTTAATTATGCCACTAAACAAACCCACAATAGGACAGCTCAACTGGGGTCAAGCTTTAAATGCTTCCCTTGACTACTTAGACGCGAAGCTTTCTGCCACTGGACCTACTGGCCCTACTGGTCCTACTGGTGCTGCTGGTTCTTCTGGACAAAGCGGTGCTACTGGAGCCACAGGACCAACAGGTCTAAGAGGACCAACTGGACCAACAGGTCCAATTGGAGTTACTGGACCTAGAGGGTTAACTGGACCAACGGGTGCTAACTCAACTGTAACTGGTCCTACAGGTGCTCAAGGTGCCACAGGCCCTACAGGACTTACTGGAGTCACTGGACCAACAGGCCCACAAGGAATTATTGGATTGACTGGTCCTACAGGAGCAGCCTCAACTGTAACAGGGCCAACAGGTGCAACTGGTCCAACAGGTTCTACTGGTCCAAACTCAACCGTTACTGGACCTACTGGTGCTACAGGACCAACAGGTCCTACGGGTGCAACTGGACCAAGTGTTACAGGACCTACGGGTGCAGCTTCTACAGTAACTGGACCCACAGGACCCACTGGCGCAACTGGTGCAACGGGTGCTAACTCAACCGTTACAGGCCCAACTGGTGCTACTGGTGCTACTGGTGCAGCTTCAACCGTTACAGGACCTACTGGTGCAACAGGAGCAGCCTCCACAGTCACTGGTCCTACTGGTGCTACTGGCTCAACGGGCCCAACTGGTCCGCAAGGAACTGACATTCACTTTGCTGGTTCTGTTGCTAACGTAGGACTTTTACCAACTGGAGGTAACTCTGTAAACGACGCTTATATTGTCGATGCTGATGGAAATCTTTATGTATGGAACGGCTCATCTTTTGACGATGTTGGCCAAATTGTTGGACCGCAAGGACCAACTGGTCCGACAGGTGCCACGGGTGCTACTGGTGCAAACTTTACTGGCTATGACTATGAAATTCACGTTAGCCAAGTAGATGGAAATGACACGACTGGTAATGGTGATTTGCTTACCCCAGTTGCTTCTATTACTAAAGCATTGACTTTGGTTACTGGACAACGCAGAACACTTGTTATCCACCCTGGAAGTTATAGCGAAAGCCCTTCTATAACCGCACAATATACAGTTTTAACTACATACGAACCACTAGGCGGTAACACCGCCATTTCTGGAACAGTTAGCACATCTGTTGGATGTACCATTGCTGGCCTAACTATGACAAACCTTACAATAACTGCTGGAACGGGTGTCGGAGTTCCAAACATTATTAACAGCAATATCACTGGAACTTTGACTAAAAGTGGGAACGCAACTTTTACCGACATTCACAACTGCGATGTAGGCACTGCTCTAAACATTACTGGCTCGGGGCTTGTGACCATTAACGACGGAAACCCCAATTTTGTAACAGTAAATAACGCTGCGGCAAGCGTCATCATCAAGGGTGCTATGTCTTGCATTGCTCCAGCGGTAACAGCAGGCACACTGAGTATTGTGGATTCTATAGTCGTGGCTGCTGTAACTAATGCTGTTACATCTTCTGCTTCAAGCATTATTACCTTAGCCAATAGCCAATTTTTAACACCAAACCTAAGCGGCGTTGCCCCAGTTGTTTTGAACGGCTTTTACTCAATACTCAACTGTGTGTATGACAAACCAAACTCGACTCTGGTTGCAACGTCGGGAACTGGTGGCTCTACCAACTCCGTTGATTACTTCCAATACATCAACGCAGATAAGTTTATTACTCAAGGTGGAACTTCTACTCAGTTTGTGAAGGGTGACGGTTCTCTTGACTCTACGGGACCTGTTGGACCGACAGGTCCGACAGGTGCTACAGGCGCGGCATCTACAGTTACAGGACCAACTGGAGCTACTGGACCAACTGGAGCTACTGGACCAACTGGAGCAACAGGGCCAACAGGAGCAACAGGTCCTACAGGCGCAGAGTCAACAGTCACTGGCCCAACAGGTGCTACTGGCCCAACAGGCTCTGCTTCAACTGTCACTGGCCCAACAGGTCCGACAGGTCCGACAGGTGCTACAGGTGACGCATCTACAGTTACAGGACCAACTGGTCCGACAGGTGCTGCAGGAGCAACAGGTCCAACTGGTCCTGCTGGAGAGACCACTGGTTTGGTTTCACAAACAAATGGCACCGTCACAACTGCAGCTACTAGCTCTACTGTCGTAAGAAACATAACTTTATCAACTAGCACTCCATCAGGCGGTATAGATGGAGATGTATGGTTGCAGTACACACCATAAGGAGACAGCTTTGCCTGGAAATGTAAAAGTTGGTGGTGCTTGGAAAGCAGTTACTAATCCATCTGTAAAAATTGGTGGTACTTGGAATCCAGTCTCTACTGCTTGGACTCGTGTAGGTGGAGTATGGAAGCAGTGGCTTGATAATACTTTTTCTCTTAGCTATCTAGTTGTTGCTGGTGCTGGCGGTGGAAGCGCTGGTGGTGGTGGAGCTGGTGGTTACCGTTCATCAGTATCAGGTGAATCATCGGGTGCTAATTCCTCAGCGGAGTCTCCTTTATCCCTGACTTTAATGGCAAACTACACTGTTACCGTGGGAGCAGGTGGGGCTTCAGGAGTAACTGGGTCTAACTCGATATTTGGCCCCGTCACGTCATTGGGTGGTGGTGGTGGTGGTGATGTTGCTAATACCGCCACTAGCTCAGGAAAAATAGGTGGTTCTGGTGGTGGAGGTGGTAGCAACTCTAGCGGTGGTGGTGGTAGTGCTGGCGCTGGAACTGCGCTACAAGGTTTTGCTGGTGGTACTGGAGCTTATGTTGTTAGCGCAACCATTTCTGGTGGTGGAGGTGGTGGAGCTGGTGGAGCTGGTGGTAACAGCTCAGGTAGCGTCCCAGGTGCAGCAGGAGCAGGCTTAGCGTCATCCGTAACAGGCTCAAGTATTACACGAGCAGTTGGTGGTGCTGGTCAAGGTGACCAGTCGTCTCTTAGAACTGAACCCTCCGCAAACACAGGCTCTGGTGGCTTTGGAACGTATTGGTTGCCACCATCTCAGCGAGCAGCCTCAGCTGGCGCATCTGGAGTAGTAATCCTTCGTTATTCCTCTATTTACGGAATTACAATAGGAGCAGGGTTAACTGGTTCAACAGCAACCGTTGGTGCAAATAAAGTGACAACAATAACCGCTGGTACTGGAAATGTCAGCTGGACATAATAGAATGGAAAGGATGAAGTAAAAACATGGCAGAAGAAAAGAAGTCTAAATCACGTAAAAGTAAAAGAATTGGTCACGTTGCGGGTAAAAACCCATCAAAAACCATTAATCTAGGTGTAACTGGTTCTAAGTACGGTTCTGGTGGTTCTAAGAATCGCGGTAAAAAGGGTGGAATTATCCGCAAACCTGTTGCCCCGATGAGATACAGAAAATCAAAGAGTGATTAGGAAATAACATGGCAGAAGAAAAGAAGTCAAGTAAGAAAGACCCTCGTCTAGCTAGGGCTGGAGTTTCAGGCTACAACAAGCCAAAGGCAACTCCTGGAGCTAAGAAGTCTCACGTAGTGGTGGCCAAAGAAGGTACCCAAGTAAAGACTATTCGTTTTGGTGAGCAGGGTGCAGAAACCGCTGGTAAGCCAAAGGCTGGAGAGTCTGAGCGCATGAAGGCAAAGCGTAAGAGCTTTAAAGCTCGTCACGGCAGGAACATTGCTAAAGGCAAGATGTCTGCTGCTTACTGGGCAGATAAAGTTAAATGGTAATGGCTACTAAACCAAAGCCTAAGGCTAAGTCAAAAGTTAACGAAGCAGGCAATTACACAAAGCCTGGACTACGTAAAACTATTTTTAACAGGATTAAAGCTGGAACTAAAGGCGGAGACCCAGGAGAATGGTCTGCCCGTAAAGCTCAGCTTCTTGCTAGTGAATACAAGAAAGCTGGCGGAGGCTACAAGTAATGCCTAAAGCCAAGTCTCAAAAGTCACTGGATAAGTGGACTGACGAAAAGTGGGGAACTTCTGATGGAAAACCATCTAAGGGAAAAAAGCGCTACCTACCAGAAAAGGCGTGGTCTAGCCTATCTCCTGCAGAAAAGGCAGCAACTAACAAAGCTAAAGCCGAAGGAAACAAAAAAGGAAAGCAGTTTGTTGCTCAGCCTAAGAAGATTGCTGAAAAAACCGCTAAGCATAGGAAGTCTAAGTAATGGCAGAGACTAAGAAGTTTGGCCCTTACAAGGGTTCTAAGGCCAATGGTGGTAGGCCTATCTATGTATACAAGACTAAGAACGCTAAAGGCGAGTGGGTAACTACTTCCAAGAATAAAGCTAGGGCTGACTACGAGTCTAAGAATGGTAAGCTTCCTAAAGACACAGATGTTGACCACAAAGACAACAACAAAAAAAATGATTCTAAGAGTAATCTAAGAGCTCTAAAGCATGGTAAAAATACCGCTAAAGAGAACAAAAGACGAGTGGGTAAAAAATGATAGATTGTGGATGCGGCCATTGTGGCTGTGGAAAGAAGGATAACGATGGCGGAGAAGCCTAAGAAACCAATGAAACCAATCAAGAACCTTAAGCCAATTACGGCTCAAGTTAAAGGGCCTAATATGGCTAAATACAACACCAAGGGAAAGAAGAAGTAATGGCAGGAAAACCAGCATTCCTAAAGGGTAAGTACACTGAGGAAAAAGACAAGAAAAAAGATGCGGCTATGACCAAAAATCTAACCCCAGAACAGAAGAAGCGTTTTGAGAAAATGGACAAGGCCCATGGAGACAAAAAGAAGCCTAAGACCATGAAGGAAGACAAGAAAATGGATTCCAAGATTATCAAGAAAGTTACTAAAAAGAAGTAACCCCAACACAAACATTTATAGATTAACCATGCGAATAGCGGGGTTTTTCTTTACCCTAGAGGAGTAGGTATCCGTGCGGACCCTACCTAGCGAAAGCTAGACTTGCGTACCTTAAATTAAGGATTTGCTATGCCTTCTAAAAATTGGAAGCCTTGGTGGGAAAAAGTCGGAGAGTTCGACACTGCTCATGAACGAGAAGAATTCATGCGTGGAGTTGGTGGCGGTCGTCCTAGGAATAGCAATACTTCAGCAATAATGCTGGGACTTATAGCAGGTTACGTTGGTGGCAAGATTGCCCAGAAAAAGGGCAAACTATGAAAAAGCTTGTACCTTCCGCACGTAAAGCAGCCAAAAATGCAGCTAACCTAATGACGTTTGATGTACGTAAAAACGCAATTCAAAATGGTTGGTCAGAGGATGTGGCTTACGCAACCGAGGTTGTGTTTAAAAAGGATAGATATGAAGTATCTGTATCCGCAAAGCTAAACAATGAGGCCCTAGACCTAGAGTATGGTACTAGTCGCTCACGCCCTACCGCTGCTGTTAGAAAATTTGCTAACAACACTACTAGTTCTCAAAACTCTATAGTTAAAGCCCTAGAAAAAGAGTTGGGGTGGAAACTATGACTTTTATGCTAACTGAGGATAAAGCCCTCCGTGTTTTGCTACGGAACTTAACAGTTTCTGACCAAAAATCTGAAAACAGCAATACTGTCAGACCAGTGGGTGTTTGGTTTGGACAGCCTGACCAAGAAATTGCTAATCAGAATTACCCCTACATAACTATTGACATGATTGATATTCAAAAAGACTCTATGCGAGAAATGCGCGGTAAAGTTAGCGCCAGCTATTTAGAAGAAGAAGCTAGGATTAAAGCAGGAATAGCTGATAACGCCGTGATAGAGGCTTGGGAAATGGACACTCCAATTCCAGTAAATCTTGACTATCAAATAACCACGTATTCTCGTCACCCAAGACAAGACCGTGAGCTTTTAGCAAAGATTTTGTATGACAGGTTACCATTTAGATTTGGCACATTAAATTGCGACGACAACACTGTTCGTCGCCTTGATGTGTTAGATGTTGCAAAACGCGACGTCACCGAACAGGCAAAGCGTCTGTTTGTAAACGCAATCACTGTAAGAATCTCATCCGAGATTCCTCAAGGATTGTTTAAACAACTATACAAGGTACTCACGGTACGTTTGGATGGCTTCTC